TGTCATTCAAAATTCCATCATATTTATACAAGAAGAGGTTTTAATTCAGATGATTTTTCAGAGTTTATGGATAAGTTTCAAGTTATAAAGGAGTTTTAAGATGATAATTGGTAATGAAAGTTTAAAAGAGTTGTTTCCGAATTTTGAAGATTGTATAAAAGAAAATGGTATTGACCTTAAAATTGGGTCTGTTGAACACACTACTAACCGCAATAACAAGTTAATTGGTTGTGTTGATGGTGAGAAGCATTTGCCAGTAACTTATGAAGTCGCACCGTCTGATGGTGTCTACAAGTTTTATCCACATAATTATTACACTATCGTTGTGGACAGACCAATCAAGATACCTGATGGTTATTGTCAGTTTTATTTCATAAGAAGCACTTTTGCAAGGTGTGGACTCGTAATTAATGATGCAGTAGGCGACAATGGATTTGAAGGAACACTTCGTATTGGTGTCTACAATGCAAACAACCTAACCATAACTGCTGGATTAAATGAAGCCATAATACAAGCAGTAACCATCAAGAACGATGGCACAGCAACAACCTACAATGGAGCATATAAAGATGACCACATCTACCAAAAAGATTAGTGGAATTTACACCATAACCAACAAGACAAACAACAAAGTCTATGTTGGCCAATCCATCAATGTATACGACAGATTCAACAGACACAAATCAGCACTAAACAGACAAGTCCACGATAACGATTACTTACAACAATCCTGGAACAAATATGGTGAAGACAACTTCGAATTCAAACTAGTCAAAGCTTGCAAACCAAAATACCTTGACCGATTCGAAAAACTACTAATCAGAACAATGAACCTTAATGATAGATCAACTGGTTACAATATTAGTGGAGGTGGTCAAGGAAGCATCATAATTTCTGAAGAAACAAGGAAGAAGTTATCTGAATGTGGTAAAAGAGGATTTAAAGGAAGACACCATACTGAAGAAAATAAGAGATATATTAGCAAATTGTCTCGTGAAAGATGGAAAAACCCACAATTTAGGGAGAATCTGATTAAAAAACTTAATTCACCTGAAAACATTGAGAAACAATCAAAAAGAATGAGTAAAATGTGGGAAGACCCAGTTTTTCGTGAAAAAACAATAGCTGCAGTTAAAGGTGATAACAATAGTATGAAGAATCCTGAAGTGGTGAGAAAGAATTCAATTAGCAATTCTAAAACACATACCACTACAGGATTTTATAGAGTGCAAAGGGTGAACGATAAAAGTGTGAAACAAGGTTACGCATTCATGTACAAATATTATGAAGATGGTAAAAGAGTAAGATACCAAAATAAGGACTTAATGAAACTAAAAGAAAGAATTGAGTCTTTAGGGTTAGAATGGTTTATAATTGATGAAGAGAAAGCAAGGAGAACTTTAAATAAAGAGGGTATAGATTATGAAAGTAATAAACAATGAAGGTGAAATAGAACAATTTGAGCCAAAAAGGATTAAAAACAAGATTATTCAAGAAACTAACTTGTCAGAGAGAGAAGCTGAAAAGATAAAGAATACAGTTGTTAAATTAATCCACAAAACCTACAAAGAAGATATTAACACTACAACTATTCGTTCATTAGTAAATGCACAATTAGTTAAAAGAGGTTTGTTGGATGAAGAATCCAAATCTCGTAAACTTGGTTTAAGTGTAGATGAATTTGAGAACTTAATAAGTGTACATTGCAAAGACAATGCAAATATAGCGTTCTCTCCAGAAAGTGTAGCAAAATACACTTATGATGCAACTGCAAAACAATATGCTCTCTTAACTATGCCTAAAGAATGTGCTGATGCACATATTAATGGTTATTTCCACATACATGATTTAGAATATTATAATACTAGACCTAACTGTTTCACTATGTCTTTAGATTGGGTTGCTCGTAATGGTGTTATGGTTGATGGTGTAGGTGAATCAGGTAGTGTGGCAGGACCAGCTAAAAGCCTGGAAGTATTGTTGAATCATGCTTTACAAGTGTGGATGGCATTAGCAACAGTGTTGTCTGGTGGAGTTGGGTTCAATAATTTTAACACATACATTGCTCCTTTCTGCAGAGGTAGAACTTATCAAGAAATCAAACAAGCCATACAAGGATTCATTTTCAATTGTAATATGAGCCTTATAGCTCGTGGAGGTCAAGTGCTTTTTTCCAGTATTGGAGTTGATATGAGCATTCCTGAAGTATTAAGTGATGAACCTGCAATATCCTTCGGTGGTGTGCCTATGGGTGTTTATGGAGATTATCAGGAAGAAGCGGATTTGGTTTTCCGTGCTATCTGTGAAGTGATTGATGAAAAAGATTACTTGAACAGACCACACAGGTTCCCAAATGTCCTATTCAATATTCGTGAAGGAGACCTTGACAAATATGAAGGCAACTGTAAGATTTTACATGATATGGCAGTTAACAACCCACAAGTATACTTCAATAACTGTAAAAGCCTTGAAAGGTCCACAATGGGTTGCAGGTCAAGTCTCCCAATGAATTATCGTGGAAACTATAAAGAAGATTGCTGCAACTGTGGCAACTTCATGTATAACACTATCAACTTACCATTGTTAGCATTAGAATCAGAGAACCTTAAAGAATTCTACACTAAACTTGATTACTATTGTGAATTAACATATAAAAGTCTAATACACCGTAAATCTCAAATTGAGAAAGTCTTATACGAAATTAAAATGAGTAATTTCCTCACACAAAAAGATAAGATTACTGGTGAACCATTATATGATCTGCACCGTAACACTTTCACAATTGGTTATTGTGGTTTGAATGAGGCATTGATTGTATTGACTGGACATGATGTTGTTGAGGAATCTGATTTGGGTGTTGAAATCATTGAATTCATCAACAAGAAGAAGGATGAGTTCCATGATCGTGACGGTTTAAGATGGTCCGTCATTGCAAGTCCAGCCGAATCCACTGCTCATAGGTTTGCAGAGATTATCAAGCAGAAATATCCTGATGCTCCAGTTCAAGGTAGGAAAGATTATTATTATTTGACTAATAGTAGCCATATTGCTGTTAGGGATAACAGTATGTTTGCAGAGCATATTAAGAATGCTGATAAGTTCCATAGTTTAAGTCTTGGTGGTAATATATTGCATTTGTGGATGGGTGAAGTGTGGTCTGACCCTGAAGCTTATTGGAGTTTGAATAAGAAGATATTGGAAACCAACACTATTTTCTGGGCTTACAGCAAATGTTACACCTTTTGTTCTGAATGTCAGTTTACCATCAATGATAAATTAGAGGTTTGTCCTATTTGTGGAAGTACTAAGTTGCAAGTTTGGGATCGCATCACTGGTTATTTTGTTCCTTGTAGTAATTATAACAATGGAAAATTACAGGAATTTGAGGACCGTTATAGGCATAAGGTGAGTGAGGAAATATGATTGAGTATGTTTTACTTGTTTTTAGTATTATTAACCTTTTTTTCTTGTTGGGTTTGTGTAATGAGGTACTTGATATTCGTGATTATATTTTTTATAAGGAGGTGATGAGTGATGAGGGTGATTAAATGTTTAAATTAGACATAGTGCCAACAAAAACATTCCACACAAAATATGGAAAAACTAAATTAAATAGGAATGGTTATTCAGAGATTTCTACTAGGAAAGAGGGAAATAATGGTAAAATGTGGCATAGGCTTATTTGGGAAGAGTTTTATGGACCATTACCAAAAGATACTCACATTCACCATATTGATGGAAATCCTAATAATAATTGTATTTGGAATTTAGAACCTATGTCTGCTTCAGAACATTTGAAAATACACAATAGAGGCAATATAAGGAGAAGACAAAATAATACTGGATATTATAGAGTTTCCAAATGTCTTAATGGTCATTGTAACCAAGGATTTATTTATTCTTACCAATATTTTGAAGATGGGAAAAGGAAAGCCATTCGTAGAATAAATTTAAATGATTTAGAAGATGCTGTTAAGGAGAAAGGTCTTTTATGGTCAAAATTAGAGGATATGGGGTGATTTTATTAAAGTAATTTACGAGACAACTGAGGATTGTAATCATTGCCCATATAATACGGGTAAGGTTTGTATGAAATTGAAGAAATATCTTTATGACATTTGCTTTGAACGTGATTGTCCTTTGCCATCCTTGTCTGATGTTGAGCAGTTTACTCGGTATGTTACTCCTGATTTGGAGTTGGATTGTCATGGTAATTGTATGAATTGGGAGCGTTGGGAGTATAATAAGCATATACAAACTGATTTGGGTATTTGTCGTGCTTGTGATGTTTTGAAGTTTTGTCATGCTAATGGTAAGGCTTGCGAGGAGTTTGATGAACTATGAGTGAAAAACAATTTGTTGTAAACGAACTTGAAATATTGAATGAAGAGAATGAGTGGAAAGGAGAATATTGGTGGGCAGTAGTAAATACTAAAAGAGTAGAGGATTGTTTTGAATGTAGAAATAAGGAAGTTGCCTTGAGGTTATGTGATTTCTTAAATAAGGCAACAGATGATTTCAAATGGCAAATAAGACGATGTGAAAAATGGAGTGCAATAGTAAAGCAATTAAATGAAGAGAATGAGCAGTTGCGACTTGAATTGGAAACTAATAAACACCCTCTCTGGAGTACAAGAGAGGCAGAGAGAAAATTAAGCGAAGTAACTAATAATCTTGCAAATGAAGTTAAGAAAAATGGATTATTGAATGAAGAGATAAATCAGTTACGAATTGAGAATATGAGATTGAAGAAAAAAGGTGGTGATGGTGTATGACTATTGATAAATTATATTCATATATGTGTTTTGTAGTAATGTTCTGTGTTGCATTGTTTGTTTTATGTGCAACCTATAAATTATTGATGTGGTGAGTAAGATGTTTGAAGAGAGAGTAAGTGGAAAGTATATTATGACTCACATCTATCGTGATGGGGAAGAGATGACTCCAAGTGAAGTGGTGGGGTTGTTGAATGAGCAACAAGCCACCATCAACCTTTTATTAGATTTACTATATCAATCTGAAGCAACTGTTATAAATGAATACTCCAGTCATATTGGTGAAGATATGGATAAATTGGATAAAATATTCAAGGAAAAAGACATTAAAGAAATAGAGCGATTTGTAGGGGGGTGTAATGATGAGTGAACACGAAGATTTGATGGTTCAATGGAAAATAACTAACATATTCCTTGCAAAGATTTATGGAGCATTGGTATCTACAAATCCGAATTTAAGATATGTAGACCAAGACCATTTGCAAAAGGAAATAGAAGTTATGAATAAGATAATTGATGTTTTCTGTGGAGATGTTTTAGATGAGTGAGAAACTTAAGGAACATCCTTGTATCCAATGTGAGATGGTCAAATGGAAATTCCCACATCCAATTTATGTTTGTGGAGTGGATGACCACGAAGCCATCGCAATCATCGATTTGGAACAAGCACTTGACCACTTATACAAGGAATGCCCAAAACAAGAAGATGAAAGTTTAACGTTGAATGTTGAAACTTTAGGAGGTGATTACTGACAACATTAAAACCTTAATACTCGGAATAATACTCGTAATACTATTGTTAAGTGTCTGTGTAAGTGTCGATTATGCAGCCAATGATACGATAACAGTAGAACCAGAACAGAGGAACACCAGTAACTGTACTCTTATTAATGGTGTGCATTATGACAACAAGATAATTCCTAACACTACTGGTGTGGTTAAACTTCACAAGGTCATCGTTGAGAAACCTAAACTGCCAATCATCAGTATGTGGGCTAAACCATCAGTACGGTCAAGTTACAGTTACCGATGGTACAAGAAGACTTTCATAGATTACTGCCCACACTGCCATCATTACGGTGTACTCTTGAAGAACCCAAAGGGCGTTCCAGAAAAAGAATACACTTGCAAGAGATGTGGAGCCGATTATTGTGCAGTAACAGGCAAAGAAAAATATTCATTTAGTAAGTATTATCTTACAAAAGCCTAATCTAGGAGAACTAGACGATGAACTATAACATAATAGCACTAATAATCATAGGAGCAATAATACTAACCATCCTATACCTAGTGCAAAGATACCTAAATAAATAGAGGTAATAGAATGAAAACTAAATTCGGAACTGCAGGATTAGATCCTAAAGGATATTATAGGATAAATAGTGGCAAAGAAGGAAACAATAATAAAATGTTACATCGTTTAATATGGGAAGATTGGTATGGTAAACCAATACCTAAAGGATATGTAATTCACCATATAAACCAAAACAAAACAGACAATAGGATTCAAAACCTACAATGTGTTTCCAGAAGCAACCATCAAAGGTTTCATTCCACACATCTATCTGAAGAATCAAGAAGAAAGATAAGCGAATCCAAATTAGGTGAAAAAAATCCTAATTTCAACAAACCACTTACAGAAAGCCATAAACAAATTTTAATCCATTATACAAAACAACCAAAATCAGATGAGCATAAAAAAAATATGAGCAAAACAAAGAATACTGTAGGTTATCTCAATGTTTCAAAACATAAGAGTAAAAACTATAAACAAGGTTTCTGCTGGAGATATTCTTACTCTGAAAATGGGAAAAGGCACGATATTCAAAGAGTAAATTTAGATGATTTGGAGAGGGAAGTTAAAAGAAGAGGGCTTAAATGGTTGAAATTTGAGGAAGATTGAATGTTCAAGAAATATCGTTTAAAATGTCAATACTGTGGAAGTGATGAGTATAAGTGGGAATGGTTGCTTAAATTACGATTGATATTTACAAATCGTATTTATTTTCATTGTCCAGTATGCCACCATACCACTTCATACCTTCATATCTTCCATTTAAGACATGATAGTTTAGACCAGAAAGAGAAATTTTTTAATAAAGGGAAATTATTCGATGACCGATTATGAAAGCCGAACGATTCCGCAAAAAAATAAGTGATAAGATGACACGAGACCAGTACGCACTATCCAGTAATGAAACAGTAAACATCATCGCAATCGGAGACTTCCACATAGGCTCAAGCGAGTTCAACTATGAATTCTTCGATTATATGCTAAAACAAATCAAGAAGCTTAAGAACCGCCGTATCTACCTAATGGGAGACTTATTAGAAAGTGCCAGTAAAAGTGTAGGCAACAGTAGTTTCCACACACATATGAGTTTGGAGGAACAGAAAGCATTCCTCTTGGATAACTTGGAACCATTCAAGGATGACATTATAGGATTATGTGTAGGAAACCACGAAGCCCGTTTGATTAAAGAGTTTGACTTCAATGTAGTAGCAGACATAGCAAGAGAACTAGGCACACAATACTACAACCAAAACATAGACAGTTTTAAAGTGAACGAGCATACCATAGATGTTTTTACTCGACACGGTAAAGGAACTTCAGGACAAAGACACTTATCAATGGGTAAGCTTGAAAGAAGCACTAATAATATACAAGCCGATATTTACCTTGAAGGCCATAATCATCGTCTGATGGCTTGGAATAAGTTTTATATTGATAAGGAAGGATTACATCGCAAGTATTATGGTTATACTGGGGCTTTCCTCACATATGGTGGGAGTTACGCTGAAGCACAATACTTGGATGTTGAGCCTCCAGCATACCAAACAATATCAATCAATAAGAACAAGAGAATAAAATTCAACCAACACTTCTGCGATTTAGAAACAGACATCAAATTTATGTGATAACAATGTTACTCGATTACTGCCAACTATACCAACTATACAGCCAATTGTACTGGAAATACTTATTACTATACTGCCACGACTTAGAGAACCAATACCTGCAAACAAGATTAATAATGATTAAAATCCAAATGGAAGAAGTTAAAGAGAAAATCAAAGCGATAGTATGCGATTGAATTATACATTACTATTAACTGACATAAGCAAGAAACAAGGATTAGGCACCACTTGGAATGAGATGCCACTAATAATACACACAGACCTAACCACTTATACGATGGCATATATCACCTACGAAGACGAAGAATATCTCTCAATCGTTGTACCCAACGAGGAAGGAGCTGAATACGCAAAAATCCTAAACAAAAACACTATCATCGCAATAGATGTGATATATGCTCAAATGCTAGAAACACCACAACCATTCAAGGAGGATGGTATGTATGGATAGGACAGTCAAATTCTTACTAAACAATTACTACTACAAAGACAACAAAACCGAAAGATTAGCACCAGGAGAACTATGGAGTACAGAACACGCAGTTAAAAATATGCGAGAACAAAGAACCTACGAACGCTTAAACAAACTAGAAACCATCATAACCAATATGCACGGAAACTTCACAATGACAAAGAAACAGAAAGACCGTGCAAGACACCTAATCAAAAACCTAG